CAATCAATCCAACCACGTCGTCTTTTCAGTGGCGTAAGTATTCGTATGAGCAGGTGCTGACAGGTGGACGATCAGTTACTCTTATACTGCGTAATGGCCGTGGTGATGTTACTGATCTGGTGCCGCTAGACCCCGCAGACTTGCACGTGCAGGAGCAGGTGACCGCAGAATTCCCAACAAAGACGTATCGCAGCAAAAGCCGCGTGTATCAGGCATCTGAGGTCATCGATCTAACCTTTATGCTCAAGCACAATCAGATCGACATCCGCGGACCCGTGATGACGAACAAAGACATCATCGGATTGGCGATTGCAGCAGCGCGCTACGGATCGAAAGCCTTTCAATCGGGTGGTATTCCGCCTGCGGTGCTACAAGGTCCATTTCAGAGCGGTGCAGCGGCTCAAAGAGCGTCGGAAGACATTGCTGCGACCACAGCAAGATTAGCAAGGGAAGGGCGTCCTGTGATGGCTCTCCCTGCTGGGCATGAACTGCGGTCGGTCGGGTTTTCGCCAGAGCAAATGCAACTGTTGGAACTCCAGCAATTCTGCATCGAACAGATCGCGCGTATCTATTCATTGCCGCCAGTGTTCCTGCAAGATTTGTCTGATGGCACATACTCAAACACTGAGCAGCAAGACTTGCACTTCGTTAAGCACACATTGCGTCGTTGGATTGAACAAACAGAGCAGGAGATGAACTTAAAGCTGTTTGGTCGCGATAGTGACTATGAGGTTCGTTTCAACGTCGATAGCTTGCTTCGTGGTGATCTGAAAACCCGCATGGAAGCCCACGCAACTGCGATCCAGAACGGTATCAAGACGCCGAATGAGGTTCGCGAAAAAGAGGGCATGGAACCATTACCCGCTGGCGATGATCTGATGATCCAAGGTGCGACAGTGCCAATTTTAAGCCAAGAAAATGCGGGTGAGGAAGTTACTTCGTAGCCAACGTGAACAGGAGCCTCACCCTAAGTTCAAACAACAATCAGGGAGAAATGTTGTACTAATTATACGGCTCAGTTTTACAATGAGATCATTCAGTACACTGCGGCACAATGGCATCAGCCGTTAGCGGCACAGTCGCATTCAGGCAGGCCAAGCCATACCACCAAAGATAACCCCGCCGTTTTGGCAGCAGGGTTAAGTTTAAGGGAGGATATGAAAAGTTTCTTCATACCTACCTGAACGACCGAAATCCTAAACATTTAGAGGAAACCAATATGGACAACCGTGAAAATCGGGCGGCTGCATCTTTTGAGGTGCGGGCTGTCGATGACGTGACGGTCAGCGTCGAAGGTTACGCGGCTGTCTTCAATCAAGAAACCGTTATTGGCGGAAGATGGCGGGAGCAGATCGCGCCTGGAGCATTCAGAGATGCCATTGGACGCGACGATGTTGTGTTTCTTGTAAACCATGATGGGCTACCGCTGGCGCGCAGCAGAAGCGGAACCCTTGAACTTTCGGAAGATGATCATGGCCTGCACATCCGTGCATTGCTTGATCCGACCGATCCAGATGTCCGAGCCATTGTCCCAAAGATGAAACGGGGCGATCTGGACAAAATGTCGTTCGCATTTGTGCCGACCCGCCAGAAATGGGATGACGAGGATGATATGCCCCGTCGCACTATAGAAGAGGCTGAGCTGCATGATGTGAGCATCGTGACGACCCCTGCTTACGAAGGCACAGAAATTGGACTTCGTAGCTTGGAGCGGCATCGCGCACGGCAAAAGAAGAGCCAAGCAGCCAGACGGTTGCGAATGAAGGCTCGCCAATCCCTAAATCGCAAAGGAAACCTCTCATGACAGAGATGAAAACAATGCGTGAAGAGATGGCTGCTATTGCCACCGAAGCACGCAACAAACTCGCCGAAGTAACGGACGAAACACCAGAAGAGCGCGCAGCAGAGATTGAGCGTGAGTTCGATGCCATGATGGCAGACCACGACAAGCTATCTGCACGTGTAGAGCGCGAAGATCGCGTTGCTAAAGCGTTTAAAAAGCTAGAAGCAACAGACACCACGCAAATCCCAGAAGCCGAAGGTCGCACTGCACCAGCAGTCGATAACGGTCTAACTATGGATTACCGCGCTGCATTCGCTGAAATGATTGCAAACGGCGGTGACGCCTATGTTGAGCCAGAGGTTCGCAACGTTCTGAAAGAATATCGCGTTCAAGTTGGATCGACCAATTCTGCTGGTGGATACACCGTGCCGACTGAGCTGGCGACGTTCATCGTTGAAAGCATGAAAGCGTTCGGCCCAATGTTCACCAATCCGTTGTTTACAAGCATCGAAACTGCAGCGGGCAACCCGTTCAACATTCCGACACTTGATGACACAGCCGTGACTGCCGAAGCGCATACAGAAGGCACTCAGCCAACAGATGATGGCGGCAAAGACGCGACCTTTGGTCAGAAAACGCTGAACGCTTATGCATTCAACACCGAGTGGGTGCGTTGGTCAGCGGAACTGAATGCAGACAGCGTGTTTAACATGGAAAGCCTACTTGGACGCTTACTTGGTGAGCGTATGGGACGCATCGCAAACGCGAAGCTAACCACTGGCTCTGGCTCAAGCGATGTTGAAGGTATCGTGACGAACTCAACTGCTGGTGTGACTGCAGCGGGTGCTGCGGCTGTAACTGCAGATGAAATCATCGACCTAGTGCATTCAGTTGATCCTGCGTATCGTCAATCGCCAAATGCTGCGATCATGATGAACGACAGCACACTGAAGGCGATCCGTAAGTTGAAAGATGGCAACGGCAATTACCTATGGCAAATGGGCGACTTCCAAATTGGAACACCGCAAAACATTCTGGGCTATCCAGTTGTTGTGAACCAAGACATGGACAGCATTGCGACCGGCAAGAAAACCATCTTGTTTGGTGATATGTCACGCTTCTATGTCCGCAAGGTTGGCCAGCCAAGCATTTACGTTGCACGTGAACGCTTCGCGCCTGACTTCGGTATTCTAGGGTACATTCGCTTGGATGGCTGCTTGTCTGACACCGCGGCTGTTAAGCACTTAGTTCAAGCATAAAAAAAACGGGTGCTGCGCTTCTAGACGTTAGTGCAGCACCCGCTGGGCTTATAGTCAGGGACGACTACTGTCGCAGGTTGGCGCAGTTTTTACGACTAATCAACGTTGACGTTAAGGTAACCTCTCTCTTTTTTCTGGAGGCCAATATGAAATTAAGACTTTTACAGAGTATGGCTGGCATCGATTTCTCCCACAATGTCGGTGATGAAATCGAAGTTAACGACGCAGATGCGATCCAACGTTATGTCGAGCGCGGCATTGCTGAGATCGTCGAACCTGCCAAAAAGGAAAAAGCCATCAAAAAAACCGCTAAAAAAGAAACTGCCACGAAGGCTTAACCAATGCCCACCTTATCGCTCCAACACCGCGTGCAGCGGGTCACAGCACCAACGGCTGAGCCAGTCTCTGTTGCTGACGCTAAACGCCACCTGCGTGTTGAACATTCCGACGATGATCTGCTGATCAAACGCTTGATCGAAACGGCAGTTGCCTATGTCGATGTGCGTGGTGCGTTGGGCAAAGCGATGATTACACAAACATGGGCAGAGTGGTTTGCACCAAATACGTCAGAGATTATTCTGAGTTTGGGGCCAGTTCAGTCGGTCAGCAGCATCAGTTATTACGATACTGACAATGCGCTACAGACATCCTTGCTTGCCAACTATCACGTTCTAGGGCCGTCAACCCGTACACTGATCAAGCCCAAGACAGGCTATGCCTGGCCAACGACGTTTACCCGTGATGATGCAATCAAGGTCGAATACGTCATTGGATACGGTGACACGTTTAGAGATGTGCCTAGCACAGTGCGACATGCGATCTTAATGCTTGTCTCGCACTACTATGAAAACCGTGAAAACGAATTGATCGGTACGATCAGCAAAACAATCCCATTTGGGTTTGAGGCGTTGATTGATAGCGAACGGGCAAGTTTCTATGGCTAGGGCAGGTGCATTCCGCGAACGCGTGACGTTTCAGCGGATGGCATCGACGACCGACGATTACGGCAACGTGACCGCTGCATCTTGGTCAAACGTTATCACACGCAATGCAGAATTTACTGAACGCACTGGTTTTCAGAATGATCAGCAGGGTGCGCTGCAGGATGTAGCGATTGCCCGCATGAAAGTACGCTCAGATACCACGGTAAAAACCATCACTGTCGCAGATCGGGTGTCAGCGCGAAATACGCTCTGGGCAATTAAGTCCATATCGACTGCAACACCCAAGGGCGACATCTTAGAATTTGTCCTCGAAAAGGGCGTTGCAACATGAAGGTTGATAGCAAAGGCGTGGGTCGTGCTTTTAAGGAGCTGCCGCGCAAGCAACGCGCATACATTTTTAAGGCTATTCGCAAATCCGTAAATGAGGGCGTGCGACTTGCCAAAACCATGGCACCAAAAGATACAGGTGACTTAGCACAGGGTATTCATGCCAAATTCGAAATAGAAAGCAATGCGTTAGTCGGCTCAGTTGAAGCTGCTGCGTCAGATGCGGAAAGCCAAATTAAGGCACTTTCAGTTGAATTTGGTCGCCAATACAAGCGTGGCAGACGTCAACCAGCGCGGTCTGGGAAAAGAGATACAGGTAAGACTTCGCCCGTTCCCTTTATTCGTCGTGCACAGTCAATCATTGGTCCCAAACATGTTGGCCGCGTTAAGCGCGCAATGAATAAGGCTGCAAAAGAGGTTGGTCTAAAATGAGCAATGGTTTTGCGCTGGAATTGCAGAAAGGTGTACGGGCGACACTTGCTGCCAATAGTGGGGTCACCAACCTAGTTTCGACCCGCATTTATGACGAGCCACCAACACCCGTGACTTACCCGTTCATTCGCTTTGGGAACATCACGCCAAGCGCAGATGACACAGATGGCAACATCGGTGCGGAAGTCAGTTTTGAAATTGAGGCATTTACCCAAACAACTGGACGGGTTGAAGCCACACAGATTGCAGAAGCCATACGCTCGGCACTGCATCGCAATGAAAGCGGCGTCACGCTCACAGGGTTCCACCTCATTGAGCTGCGTTGCGAAAATTACGTTGTCACACGGAATGCAGACGAACGTGGCCACAGTGCCAGTGTCATTCTGACGGCAATGTTGGAAACCGCCTAAGTCGAAAGGAACGAACATGGCTAAACAACTAGGACGCGCCTTACTCCTTAAGATAGGGGACGGAGGCGGAAGCGAGGTGTTTTCAGCATTGGCTGGGATCAACTCCAAAACGCTTACAATTAACAACTCAGCAATCGACGTCACAACGCCTGATGCATCTTCACCTGGCGGTGTTTTGTTTGCTGCATCACTAAACGGTCTAAAATCCGTATCTGTTTCTGGCGACGGTGTATTCTTAGATGAAACTGCAGAAGCACGGTTGAACACAGTGGCTATGCAGGCCGATCCTGTTGCCAACTTCGAGATCGTGGTTCCTGATTTCGGCAATTACGCTGGTGAGTTCCGCATAACGTCCTTTGAGTGGGGCGGAGAAACAGAGGGTGGCGTTACGTTTTCGACAAGTCTTGAGAGCAACGGAACGGTAACCTTCACGGCTGCATAATGGCAATCACAGCATCAGCACCACGTGGTGGTATAGTCGAAGAAATTGACGGTGCCACCTACACTCTCCTGTTACGTTGTCGTGAAATAGAACGTTTCGAGGATATGCATCGGGGGATATTTGATGTTTGGGAAGGGTTCTTTGGTCGCGCGAATAAGCCTACGTCGAAAGAGGTACGAGACATCATTGCTCTTGCTTTGGTTGGTGGCGGCAAGAAAGACGCGGACGCTGATAAGTTGGTTGCGAATGCAACGCCAGCGGACCTATTTCGGTTTTATCAAATCGCTCAAGCGGTTCTTGGCGTAGCGTTTATGCCTGACGCTTTTGATGAAGCGGAACTCAAAAAAAAAGACAGCCAAGCGGAAGCGGACCAAGACGACTTGATGTCCGACAACTTATATCAAATGCAATCATAACTGGGCTTAAACCAGAAGAGATACGCAACATGATCCCGCGTGATGTCTTCTTGGTGTTTGAGGGTTGGCAGAGGGCGCACAGTCCACAAAAGCCTGGTGCAAAGGCTCCCACGTTAGATGAGGCCAAGGAATTGGCTGCGAGGTACGGATAATGGCGATTACAGCGCAGGAATTGAACATTATCCTATCGGCGCGCGATAAGCAGTTTACCCGTGCTATGGACCGCGCACAGCGGCGTGTAGAGCGGTTTTCTGCAAAGTCGCAGAAGGATTTAAGCCGCACGACAAAAGCGTTTAACAGCATGGGGCGCGCTGCACGTTCCCTTGCTCCAATCCTTGCGGGTTTGGTTTCTGTGCAAGCGGTCAGAACATCTGCGGATTTCGCAGTGCAGATTGGCCGTCTGTCACAAGTTGCCAATGCAAGTACGACAGAATTTCAGAAATTTGCGCAAGCTGCGCGCACCGTTGGGATAGAGCAGGACAAAGTCGCTGACATCTTGAAGGACGTCAATGATCGCGTTGGTGACTTCTTGGCCACTGGCGGCGGTCCAATGAAAGACTTCTTTGAGAACGTTGCACCATTGGTCGGCGTCACAGCAGATCAGTTCCGCAACCTATCTGGTCCCCAAGCGTTGCAGTTATACGTGGACACCCTGCAAAAGGCGGGCGCAAGCCAACAGGATTTCACATTCTATCTTGAGGCTATGGCTTCAGATACGACTGCGTTGTTGCCGCTGTTAAAAGACCAAGGGGCGGTAATGCGCCAACTTGGAACGGAAGCAGAGCGCACAGGCAGGATCATTAACGAAGATGCGGTTGCAGCGGCTGTTGAATACACCAACAAAGCGCAGGCACTGAACGACACGCTAAAGGTACAGCTTTTAGAAACCATATACAGCTTAGAAGATGAGCTAATCGTTCTAAAGCAATTCGTCACGGATTACGGTTTGCCAGCGTTTGAGGCACTTGTGAAAGCAGCCTCTGCCAGTGCGGGCATGATTAACACCGTTGTTGAGGCTATTCAAAAACTCAAGAACATGGGGGCAGAAGCCTTATCCAACACAGTCGAAGATGACGTGAAGGACATGCAGGGTAGGATCGACGCCCTAATAGATCGCAGAGCGTATTTTAATCAGCGTTTGAAAGACACATTGGATGGTCGTGATCCGTCTGTGTTGGACGAAAAAGACTTGCAAAGGGTCGAGGCGTATACGGCCAAAATAGCCTTGCTCAATCAAGACATCATGATGCTCAACATTGCGCTTGAGGCCGCTAAGAAAGAATTAAAAGGCGTGAACGATGAGTTGGAAGATAACTCACCGCCTATGACCACTACAGTCGACGAGGGCAATGCTACAGGCACGACGAATAATCTACCGCGCGGCTTACCAAGTCCGTCAGACATTCAAGCGTCTACAGCAGAATTTAAACTTATGGGTGCAGCGATGGATGACTTAGACAGCATCGCGGGTACGCTTGAGAGTTCATTTGAAAGTGTGTTCATGTCCGCGCTTGATGGCGCGCAAAGTTTTGAAGACACGGTAAAGCAGATGGCTGTGCAGATCATTCGTGAGCTGTATCGCGTGCTTGTTGTTCAGACACTTGTAAACGCAGCCATGACGGCACTAGGCGTTTCACCTGCGCCTGTACCTGGCGTTACTGGTAATGCGGCTGGTGGTGCCGTTACAGCGGGTCGGCCAACGGTTGTCGGTGAGCATGGACGAGAGATATTTGTTCCAAGCACATCAGGTCGTGTTTTGTCAGTGCCACAAGCCAAGGCAGCAGTGTCAGGGGCAGGGGCTGGGATCGTGATCAACCAATCACTGAACATATCAACTGGCGTCTCGCAGACCGTTAAAGCTGAAATCCAACAAATGCTGCCGCGTATTACAGAAACAACCAAAGCCGCTGTTGCAGATGCTGCACGTCGTGGCGGATCGTATTCAAAGGCGTTTGGCTAATGGCGATTTCATATCCTCTATCGATGCCCAACAATACGTCGATACAGTCAATTGAGCTGACAGCGCGTAACACCGTTGCCGTATCGCGTTCGCCGTTCACCTACGCAGAGCAAGTTCATGCATATGGCGGTCAGGCTTGGGAAGCGGTTGTAAGCCTTAAGCCAATGACGAGATCGGATGCAGAGCAATGGCTGTCGTTCCTCGTTTCGTTACGCGGCCAGTATGGAACGTTCTTGCTGGGTGATCCTGCTGGTTACTCGTTGCAGTCAACAGCAGCACCAAGCAGTGCAACAATTACAGGGTCGTCTGGCAGTGGTTCACTAACAGCGACAATGACAGGAACCCTTACTGCAGGCGATTACGTCCAGATTGGGTCTGCATCCAGCGCACGGCTTCACAAGGTGCTAGAGACGCTCACAGACAGCGGTACGCTGGAGGTTTGGCCATATTTGCGCACATCCTACTCTACCGCAGAAAGCCTTGTCCTGTCGAACCCACGTGGCTGCTTTAGACTGGCAACAAACCAGACATCTTGGTCTTATGATCAGCTTCGCCATTACGGTGTGTCTTTTGCTGCGGTGGAGGTCACATGACACGGACGATTAACTCAAGCCTGCTGACGGCTCTGCAAGAAACGGCAATCGAACCTCACTTTGCTTTAGAGTTCATGTTCGATAGCGGGGCAGTGCGCTTATGGACTGGGTTGGGTGACAAGAGCATTACTGTGCGTGGCTCAAGTCAAACCTTTAACGGAACAGGCTCATTGCTTGCGATCTCAGGATTAGAGGAAGTAAACGATCTATCTGCACGATCAGTAACGGCAACATTGAGTGGCATCCCATCAAGCATCGTTTCACTGGCACTGCAGGAACCTTATCAGCGCAGACGCGCATCCATTTATTTTGGGGAATTATCTCAAAGCGCAGTCGTGGAAGTATTCTCAGGCAAGATGAATACGATGCGATTGATCGATGAGGGCGAAACAAGCCAAGTCGAAGTAACGATTGAAAGCAAATTGGTCGAGCTGTCGCGCGCATCCAACTATCGCTACACGGATGAAAGCCACAAAGCACGCTACGCTGGCGATACCTTTTTCAGCTACGTGCAAGACATACAAGATTTGAGCGTAACGTGGGGCCGCAGGAGCGACTAAACGAATACCTCCGCGAGGTGCAGGATAGACCGTTCGCGTGGGGGTTTCATGATTGCTTTACGTTCACGAATACTGCGTTTCGGATTATGCATGGCAAAGGCTATGCGGATGACTGGGTTGGTCGCTACATGGTCAATGGTCGCCCGATGCGTCGAGGTGAACTTAGAGATGAGTTTGGCTGCTTTACGCTAGAGCGCGCACTGGATGACCGCCTGCAACGCGTAGATAGGCCACAACGGTTTGCTTTGGTTACGACAAGACGCGCACAGCGTTGGGTAACTGGCGTTGCGCTGGGCATCTGCGTTGGCACAAAATCACTGTTTCTGGGCAAAGGTGAGTTCATTTCACTTAAGCACCAAGACATTTCAGACACATGGATCGCTAGATGAAAAAAGCAGGCTTACCCGCGATTGTTGATCCGTGGAATAAGAAAGAATTTGACCGCGTAAATCGCGATCCCGTGTCCGCAATGATAGCAACCTATGTGACAGGTGCTACGGCTGGGACAACTCTTGTGGCTGCTGTTGGCGCAAGTATGTGGGGCTGGGTTGCCGTATATGCGGTTTCTACAATTGCCATCACTGCTGCTGTATCCTGGGCGATAGGTCAAACGCTTGGTCGGCCACAGTTGAACTTTCCAGCCACGGATAGTGGAGGGACGCTTGTAAACAGCCGTGGTGCGCTGAAGCCGCAAGAATTTGTGTATGGCAAGGTTCGAAAAGGCGGCGTCGAAACGTTCATTAAATCGACAGGCGGCAATAACAAAATCCTGCACAAGATTATTGTTCTTGCTGGGCATGAGTGCAACTCCATCGGTGACATCTACTTAAACGATGAAGTTGTCACGATGAGCGGTGATACAGTCACAAGTTCGCCGTGGAACAGTAAGATCAAGATTTACAAACACCTAGGCGCACAGACATCGGAGACTGATAACTTTAGCGGATCAAGTAGCAATTTAAACAATACCTTACACAGCGAAGCTAATGTCGAAAGCACGTTTGTGGGCAAAGGTATTTGCTATCTTTATGTGCGTATGGAATACGACCAAGACGTGTTTGCGAATGGTGTTCCAATCATTACAGCGGTCGTCGAAGGCAAAAAGGTTTACAACTCTGCCACAGTCACAACAGCCTACAGTGCGAATGCTGCATTGGTGATCCGTGATTTTGTGACGTCATCCTATGGTCTGAATGATGATCAAGTTGATGACACGTCATTTGAAAACGCAGCTAGTATTTGCGACGACACAATCACGACAAACGATGGCACTGAGAGCAAATACGAAATCAACGGCATTGTTCGTGCAAACGAGCAAG